CGCCCTTTTCGTATACCAGTCCAGGTTTTGCTATATGGTTGCAACCCCAACCCTCCCGCTGCTGCCGGTGTGTGAAGGATCAAGTTAGCCAAGTGTTCGGTAATACCGTTCGAACCGGCCACATCACCTATAGCCAACTCCCACGTATAATTATCCGCCCTATTGAATACTTGCATCCAACTCGTGAACATTTCTCTAATCCGTTCTTCCCCCCGCAGCATCTCCCTCGTAGTAGGGTTGCGCCAAACAAGGGCCGGTATCGCACGGGCGACATACCCGCTGACCGCACCCTTGTAAGCAACCTGCCGCAAGAACTCTTGCACATCTGGTGAGATGAAGAACTTGTACGGGTTAACCTTGAAACCGGCCTCCTGATACGCTGCCCAAATGGCAAGCGCAGCGGTATAGGTCACGGTTTCTGCCTTGACGTCGTCCCCCTGTACACAAGCGTCCCCATCCAGTGGATACTGTTTTAGTCTCTCCGCCACTATTTTTACGATCGCATAAAGCTCACCATAATTAATCATGGTGTCGTAGAGCGCTGTCCACCCCCAACCGGAAAGCACCCCCTTTGTGTATACCAACAGTAGATCCGCCAGCCTGATGTACCCGTGTTGCCTGCACCAGGTAATCTTTGCCAGTATCTCGAGCAACACCCCCGTGTTGCTGTACCATCTGACAGTTCGAATGAGTATGGCTATCTGCCTATCGCAGATGTTAAGCATGCGTACACTGGCCTCGTGGTCGAACTCCTCTTGGTCAATAGGCATCTTAACGTTCAAGCGGAAACACTCGTTTCCCATCCGCTCCCATAGCTTGTACTGCTGATCCCCCGACATGAACAATGTGGTCAGGGGATGCCCTGCGAAGTACTGGTCTAGGAACGTGCTTACGTAAGCCATCTTCAAATACAAGTTCAGGTCCGATGCTATTACCGGCCTGACCTTTTTTCTCTCTCTCTTTCCTATGACATGGTTTTCCATCGGTGTTTCCGCCATCAGGCGTCTTTTTACTGCTTCCGGGTCCATTGCTAACGCGCTCGCCCACTTGGATTTCCGACATTTCTTCACCTTCCCATCCACTATCACCTCAAGCCTCGGTCCGTTTGACGTGCCGCTACGAGCCCAGTATTCCGGATCAGAACAGAAGTCCTCTACGCTGATAGGTGTATAGTTCTGCAAATTACCGGGAGCTTTGCGGATAAACTCACCTACACCTTCTTCAAAATAGCGAAAGAAGATTTCCTCTGACCCGTCGAATGCGTGGACCGGCTGTGGGCCGGTGCACCAGTCTCGTACCGTCGCCTCAAATTTCTTTTCGTCCTTGAGTATAACATAGTCCCTGAGATTATCTATGTCGACCAGGTGTTTCCAGTACCCTAGAAACAGCATGTCACGGTATTTCTTTGCAATTGCAGACAACGCTTTCACCGACTCGAGGAAATCGTCCGGTGTTAGCCGTTTATAAAGTCCGCCCTGCGTAAACACTGAGTGTATGTCCCTTCTGTCCTGAGCAGAAAGAGCAACCCACCACAGCGATACTACTGTGCCGACATCCGCCCCCAGATGTCTAAACATATGCAGTACTCCACCCCGCCACCTCCTACGACTCTGAGCTTCAGTCGTAATCTGTTCTGCGGTCAGAACAGTTTCAATCCCCGCCTCGCGGTAACCATTACTCTTTTCCACCCATAACCGGAACGCCGTACGAGCGTCTCCTACTGTCGGAAGAAGTGAGGGCATCACCTCCAGATTCAAAGAACGCAAGGCACGTAATTCCGTATTACCGGATAGCCAAGTGCACCAGGCTATTAGCGAGTCGTCTACACCGAAGGGTCCACGCTGTTTGACCCTCCGGCTCTCACTGAAAAGAAGTGAACTCATTCATTGTAGCCATCCAGGACGTCGACAAGTCGCTGGACATAATGCTCTGCTCAGCCGCTCCCTCCACCAGTGAGGGCAACAACATCTCGTACACCTTCACCGGCGTCCGTGTATAGTATCCCACACTACTGCCAAAGAAACCCAAAAATATGTCACATGACGTATACGTATTGTTCTTACACATATCGGGTAGGATTGGTGGGTCGATGAAATCGACAAGCGCCGAGTTTATCACCGCGAAATTCTGCAGCGTAAAAGATATAGCCCGACTAACCGACGGGTTGAGTACCGGGATAGCCAGGGCAATGGCGTGTGACCCTGATTTGGTTGCACCTAACAGTGCTATCGGTACTCGTACACCCGGGAACACTGTGAAGGTTGATGTTAGCAAGGGAAACTTGGT